GCTCGTGACTTGCCATGATGTTGACAAGGTTGCGAAGTGTTTTTGCCGTGTGTCCGTTCGCACCGATGTGGATGTGAACGCCGCAACCGTGGTTGGGGTTGGAAACCGCACCAGCGTGGCGGAGCTGCCTGGCTATCTCCTGCAAGTCCTCAATGTCCTCGTATTTAAGGATGGGCGTTGCAAGCTCGGCTTTCTCCTCGTCCCTGTCGGCGCGGATGCTAACATCGCGCGTTATCGTCCATCTCCTGTTCTGGTTGTCAAGGCAGCTCCAGGCATCGTAGCTCCCGCCATCGTGGCGGACCGTGTTGCCCGTTCCGAAGTAGTTTGCAACCACCTTGATTGCCTTCTGGCGGGTTATGTCAGCCATCTCGATCTCAACGCCGATGGTCTGCTTTTTCATACCTTCGATTTGCCTTTGTGTGTTCTTCATTTTGAGGTGTCCTCCGTTCTTAATTGTAGGTGTATATTACCTCTAAAACACACTTATATCCAGTCAATTTGGGCCGATATCCGATAATAAATATATTTATTTTTCGGGTTTTTCAGCCCTTATTTTTCGTCCAAACAGAGCGTTTTTCCAGCCATCAAATCAAGGTAAATTTCGAGGTATCGTTCCTGCTCCGCCCCCTCGGAATTCAGCATACAGTCCACATAAAAAGCAATGGCTTCATTGCGGCTTTCCCACTCCCGTTTCTTTCCGTAGCAGACGGTTACGACCCTGTCCACAAGCTCCACTTTGTCCTCGCCGTAAATTACGAGCGTAGAACCTGTTGCCCATTGCACATGGATCGTGCCCGTGTCATCCACCTCGGTTACTTCGCCTTCCGTGCCGATCGGCGGTGCTTGAAAGTCGTCCATTTTGACAAGCCGAACCTTTGCGCCTTTCGGAAACTGCATTCTCAGCTTATCAAGCTGCTCTTGCGTGATGTCAAACATAAAATACCTCCTATCTTTCGGTGTACCATATATCACTCTAAACCCGAAAAATAGCAAGTCATTTCACGCTCAATCTTTGCCGTTCGCCCAGACAATTCCCGAAAGCACGAA